CCTGTTTTAGTTCTTCTTGAAACGTATAATTTAATTGATCTTTTAATTGATCTATTGTTTGTACAATCTGTCTTTGATTATTAGGATTGTACTCAGGACTAGGTATAGGAAGTGTTACATTTATTTTAGCCATTATCTCATACCGTCAGGTTGTACATCTGCTCTAAACGTTCCATATCTCCAAGATTGTCCCGTTGATGTATTTTCTATTTTTAATGCAGCGGCTCTACCTCTAGCTCTTGTATCTACCTTTTGAGTGCTTGATGAAATAGTAAAAGGACCTAATGAAGAAGACGCAGCAGTGTCTGTAGGATAATCTTTTAAAAGAATAGTAATCTGTGCATTGCCATCGAGCCTTTTAAAATCTGGAATAAATCTTCTAATTTTTGTAAATAACTCTCCGTCCCCACCTTGATGCAAAGTAAAATCTCCAGATTCAACATAAGCTAATATTGCTGTTGTTGTAGAGCCTTCTACTTGATCGGTGCCTGTTTCATGAGCCCAATAAGTTGAGGATCCATTTATATTAGTTACACCTTGAATAGTTGGAAAAGAAGGAGTACCTGTAGGGTTAAAGGAAGTTTGATAAGGAACATCAAATAAGTGAGCATCATTAGCTGATGTTCTTGCTAAGGACATTGTATACCAACAATTTTCACCTTTGTTCCAAGTAACAGATCTATTTATAACACTAGAAGTAGCTGATGGATAATACCAAGTTACTTCACCATATAAACAATTATTACCTGCATAGACTAACTTACCTGCACCATAATTTAAACCAAGGTCTCCTGGATTGTTTGTAGTAAACACAAAGTCTTCTACACTACAGTCTAAAGTATCAACCGTTCCGTTAAAGTAATTAAACCCACCCGAGTCATCCATCCAATACACAATACCATCTTTAAATTGCATTGCATGTGGTCCAATACATCCGCAGTTTGAACCAATCTTTCGAATACTAAATGTAAACGGGGCTCCAACAAATTGTAAAGTATAAGCTGCTGTATCTGTAGTAATTAAAATATAATCTTTTGCTCTTATCGCTGATCGTATTTCCGTTCCATCATCTAGTCTAAATGTTCCAGCAGTATTTACAGAAGTAGGCTCATAAGTATTAAAATCTTCTTGATTGGAAAAACGAATAAACATTTTATCTTGTGTAGAATTATTACCAATTGTTGTTTCTGTTCCTAAATGTATAAGATGTCTATCTTGGTCTGAAACTATTGTCATAATAGATTTAGTTGGTGCACCTGACATGATTGTTGCTCTTGTTGTTAATGCGTTTGTATTATTTTGAAGTGGTTGCCAAGTAAATGTTCTGCCGTTAAAAATAGTTGCTATTAATATCTGTCCGAAGTTATCTAATGACCAATTACCAGGTTCAATATCTGCACCATTAGCTAACGAAGCATCTCCCCAACCTGTAAGAGCAGTTACTGCTGCTTGATCTAAATGAGATGCTGGAGTTGTGCTTTGAGAACCCCTAGTACATCCTGTTAAATCATTCCCTGAAACACCTGTATAAGCAATAATTTCAGAATCAATTAAAACAGATCCTGATGTTGGAAAACCTGTTGTGCTATCTAAAGTAATGGTTGTAACAGCATTATCAATTGCTCCATTCAAATTAGTTTGTAAGCTACTTTCACCACCCCATAAATCTGTGCCCCATCCATAACCTTGCGATTGACCAATTGGACCAACTCTAACATATCGATTTACCGTGGCTGCGCCATCAGCCGTATTATCAGCTGTTGCATTAGCTGCCATGGTAATGGTAAATTCATTTGCGCTCACTCTTGAAGTAACTTCAAACGTTTGGTCTTCAAAGTTTCCTGCTGTGTATCCTGCACCAGTTGGTGGAGTTACAGAAGTAAATGTAAATAAATCTCCTTGTTGTAATAAGTGTCCTGTTAAATTAACAGTTACTAGAGCGGAGCCATTGGTTGTATCAAAGGTCGCTCCTGTTTGAGCTGTCTCTAATGGTGTAATATCATAAAAAGCACCTTGGTAATAAATATTTAAAGTTCGTAAAGATGCAAGACAAGCATAAACTCTACCATCTAAATCTGTCCATTGGTGTTGAGCCCTAACTACCCCACATAAAGTATTAGAGGTAATTTTTTCCCAACCACCTATTTTTTCTGGTAAACCTGAACGAAAACGTACAAAATCACCATCTACATACTGTCCTTCTGCAGCTGTATCGGTTATTTGCTTATTATATCCAGGTCTTATGTTAATTAAGTTTAATGGCATTCTGGTATTATAACTTATAACTACCCTAAGTGAAATAGGTTGATTATATAACTATTTTTGCTAAAGTACAACGCAGAAATTAAATGAATAATAAACAATTTAATATCTTATCTATTGATTTTGATTGGATACAGAGTTTAAAACATCAGCAAGAACTATTGACTTATATATTTAAAAATATCGATACTAATAAAGATATTGTTTTTTCTAATGACCATGATGCCATATATACACTGTTTAAACATGGGTTTGATGAAATTAATTTAGTAAATATAGATCATCATCACGATTATGCTTACAATGTTCTTGATAAAGTAAATGAAGGAAATTGGTTATATCATTTATCTAAAATATATAAAATAAACTATCAATGGATATGTAACAATGATTCGGAACATATGAGATTGAAAGATTATAAAAAGTATTTAAAAAAATACAGTTATTCAAATTGTTTGTCAGATGTAAGGGAATTAAATTTTGACTTATATTTTATGTGCTCTAGCCCTGATTATAATAATTCCATAGGAATAACATCTTATGAAATAGTAAAAAATATTTTTTTAAAAAAATAATTTTAATATGAAATATATAAAAAATGAAAATATTCTTTAGCGGAGGACTTCCCAAAAGCGGATCAAACATGATTAAAAATGTTTTATCTCAAAATAAAAAAATAGCTATACATCCATATTCTCCTATCGTAGATTCTTTAAACAATATAAAATCAACCTTGTTTAATCAAGAAACATCGAGAAATAGAGAGATAGATTCCTTTAACGAGTGCATCAAACAGTTTTTTAATCAAGGTATATTTGGATGGGCTAATGGCTTAAATAAAAAAGCATCTATTTACATAGATGATAATAGAAATTGGTTAGGAAACCTAGAAGACTTAGAAAATATTTTTAATGGAAAAATGATAGTTTTTGTTAAAGATTTAAAATCTATCATTAACTCTTTAGAATATATTTACATTAATAAAATAGACTACAATACATCTTTTACAAATAATTTTTATCAATACCATCCTAATAATAAACAGTTGCAGAGAGTAATAAATTTTTTAGAATTTGATTTTTTAAAAATCCCATTAACTGGAATACATAGAATTATAGAGGAAAAAAATAAAAATAATTTTTACTTTACTAAATATGAAAATTTTGTATCTAATCCAGAAAAAGAATTAAAAAATATATATAAATTTTTAAATATAAAATATTATATGCATGATTTTAATAATATTGAAGTTGCCTATAAAACACCACTCACTCATATTCCTTACGGAAATGTAAGAAATTTTAAAAAAATAAAACAGTTAAATACAGAAAATTTATTAAATAAAGAAAGCATTATGTATATAGAAACAAATTTTAAATGGTTCTACGATTTTTTTTATAAAATATGAAAATATTAATATTTGGATTACCTGGTTCTGGAAAAACAACATTTGCAAAACAATTAACTGCAGATACAGATATACCTCATTTTAATGCAGATGAAATTAGAGCAATGTTTAAAGATTGGGACTTTTCTTCTACGGGTAGAATACGTCAAGTAACTAGAATGATAGATCTGTGCACTATTGCCAACAAAACCTGTGTAGTAGATTTTGTATGTCCTTATAATTTATATAGAAAGGATTACGATATTACAGTGTGGATGAATACTATTGAATCAGGAAGATTTGAAGACACCAATAAAATTTTTGAAAAACCTACTCACGTAGACTATGAAATCAAAGATTATAATTATGACAAGATTATTAAAGAAATACAAAATAGATTACAATAAACCTACTGCTCTAATGTTAGGTAGATGGCAACCTTGGCACCAAGGTCATCAAATGTTATTTGAAAAATCTTTAGAGAAAACAGGGCAGGTCGTTATCATGGTAAGAGATACACCAAGAGATAATAATAATCCATTTACATTTTTACAAGTTAAAGACAAAATTGAAGAAGCATTATCTGATTACATTGGAAAATTTGAAGTGGTTAAAGTACCCAACATTACTAATATAT